GGCGCCGGCCCCCGTGCCGGCGCTGACGCTGCGGCCTTCTTCGACGGGGACACACCTCAGCAGAGGATCGGCTACACCCAGCGCGCGATCACTCACCAGTGGACGGGCTCGAAGGGTCTGTCTACATCGCGCGAGGTTGAGGCCGCGCTGGATATGACACGGGAGCCGGTCGCGGTCGTCGAGGACGGCCAGGCCCCGCGAGTCCAGGTCGTCATCCCGGCGGCGCTCGCACCTGCGGGCACGGCATGCTACGTCGAAGGCGTCGCCGCGACGGGCTTCAAGTGGATCCCCCGCGCGGGCGTGTGGACGGGAACAGGCAAGCAGTGGGTGATCGGCGATTCTCTCGCGCCGATCAACACAGAGTTCCGGTACAGGCTGACGACGTCGCGGGGCGTCGAGGTGGAGTCATCGCCGGTCGTGCGCCGCTGGCGCGGACTGTCCCTCATGACGGATACGGCAGGCAAAATGCCGGTCAACCTGCTCTGGCAGGGGACCGATCAGCGCGAGAAGAAGATGAGAGTCACCGAGCACGAGGTGCCCGGAAGGCCGACGCCGGTCATGGTGTATGCGCCGACGATGGGCGCGGGCACCGTCTCGCTGACGGCGCGCACGAACCGGCGGGATACTCCGGCGCTCGATCTCCTGCTGGGCACGCCGACCCCAGTCGCACTGTTCCACAACCCTGAGCACTGCGTGCAGTGCCAGGCAGGCGTGTGCGACGTCGTCCTCGTGACGCTCATGTCACCGACATCCGTCTCGATGGAGCGCGCCCCAAGGATCGACGTCGCGGAGCGCACATGGACGATCAAGGGCACGATCACGTCCCTGCCGCAGGCATCGACTCTCCTCGCTATCTCGACGTGGGCTGACTTCGACGGTCGCGCGATCACGTGGCAGGCGCTCGACGCGCGCCGCCTCACGTGGGAGGGCTTTGATCGCACGATCTGGCAGGAGGAGAGATGAGCCTGACCGGCCCGGACGCGCGCATCCCAGACGACCTACTGCACTCCGCGTACACGCTGCAGGCGACGGTCGAGTCGTGGCTAGGCGACGAGTATCTCGGTGAGGTACCCGTCGAGGACGGCTCGGTCTCCTGGGACGCGACTCAGCAGGTGCAGGGCTCGCTCTCGCTCACAGTCCCGCGCGTCGGGTCGGCGAGTGAGGATGAGTCCTGGAGGGACTGGGATCCAACGGACCCGTCACACCCGCTCGCGTGCTTCGGTCAGACGCTCCACGTCTCATTGACGATCGCGTCGGTGATCCCCGGCGGCGGATGGTGGGACGTCCAACTCGGACGATTCATCATCACATCAGTCGATCCGGGGCCTTCGACAGTGCGGGTGACCGGCAAATCGTTGATGCACCGCCTCGAAGAGGACAGGCTAACGACGCCGCTTTCCCCCATGTGGAACGGAACGCTCGCATCCGAGATCCGTCGCCTGGTCGGCGGGCACATGGGCGTCGTGATCGACACCGGCCTCGTTGATCGCTGGTGCCCCTCGATGACATGGGGAGAGTCCAGGATCGACGCGGTCTACGAGATCGCGAAGGCATGGCCCGCGTCGATCCGCGAGGGCGGCGACGGCATCCTGTACGTGACCCCGCCGGTCTCACCGCCGGTCTCGCAGCCGAAGCTGCGACTCACGGACGACCTGGACGGCACAGTCATCGGCGTCTCGTCCCAGGTCTCGCGCGACAAGGTATATAACCGCGTCGTCGCGCGCGGCCAGGACGGACACGACGAGGGCGCGCCGGCGTTCCAGGCGGTCGCGGATCAGACGACTGGCCCGATGAGGACCGACGGACCCTACGGAATCGTCCCCCGCTTCTTCTCCTCGCCGCTCATCACGTCGCAGGAGCAGGCACGGAAAACCGCTGAGGCGATGCTCGCTGAGTCGATCCGCAGAAAAGTCAAAGTCCCAGTGGAGCACGCACCGGATCCGCGCGTCGCGCTCGATCAGCCTATCGAGATCGTCACGCAGCCTGTCCTAGCTGCTGAGCCGAAAACCCTCTGGGGCCTCGTGACCGCCTACGAAGTTCCCCTCACGTACAAGGGGACGCAGAAAACCGACGTGGAGGTGACGCTATGACGGTCCGCGTCATGGACTTGATCTCCTCTACGCCGGATGATCTGCCTCCCAGGTACGGGTCGGACAGGTCAACGACGGCGATCGCGCGGATCGTCGACCTCGTCGAAGGAGGGCGCCAGCTCATTGTCTCCCTGTACGGAGGCGCCGGGGTCCAGATTCCCGCGACCGCCGTCAACTGGGCGGGAGTGAAAACCGCGCACGTGCTCCTCGATCCGGACACGGGCCGTCCCGTCCATGCGCTCGGGCCTGCCCCGTCACCCGAAGGGCCGCTCCCGGCGGTCCCGAAAACTCCCGAGCCTAAGCCGGTCGCACGGCACGCGGTGCTCACGCCGCAGTGGATGGGCACCTGGATACCCGGCGGCTGGTCGCGGTACGGAGACGGCGGAGCCTGGCAGGGCACCAACCCCGCAGGCCAGCGGCTCCGGGGCCTCATCACTTATGGGCGCCAGCTCGAAGCACTCGGCACAATCACAATCACCCGAGCGCTGCTCACTGTCCGACCCGCGGCGCACGTCCCGCCCTGGGCGCTCGTGATTCAGCCCGCCGCCTACTCGGAGTCGGGTCCGCAGCCCATCGGCGCGACGCAGACGATCAACGTGAGCGCCGCGCAGGCACAGGTCGACATCACGGCCCTGGCAAAGACGATCCCCGCTGGCGCTGGCCTCGCGCTCGTCGGCGCGGCCTATGGCGGCATCATCAAGGGCGGCGATAGCGCGGCCCTCCACATCGACTACACAGAAACGCTCCCAGTTAAACCCGTAGAAAGGCGTGCGCAATGAGCTACCAGGACCAGCGCGGACACAAGGTGCCCTCCCCTACCGACCCGGCCCGCCGACAGGATCTCCTCGACCTGTCATTGTCCATTCCTTCGTACAAGGCCTGCGCGTCCGAGACCGCTGCCTCCCAGTACGTCGCCGCGCTCGCGGGCGTGGGCCTCAACGCGTCCCCTGCGCAGCCTGTGTATGTCTGGAGGACCGATCTGAACGCTATCCGCGTGTGGGATGGTCGTCGCTGGTCGGGCGAGTCGAATCTGCAGATGGAGCTGGCGGCGACAGGAGACGTGCCTGTCGGCAGTGGCCTGAGCGCCGGCGTGCGGAATGGCCTCATCAAGGCGGGCAGGGTCGCGACATCGGCGACGGAGGTTGCGTTCGGGAATCTATATCTTGACTTTGTGACATTCCAGACGCCTTTCCCGACCGAGTGCGTATCTGTCACGCTCACGCCGTTGTATGGGACGGGGTCGGGAGGCTGGAACTTCAAGAATGCCCAGCAGTTCTGCCTTGACTCGATGACCAGGAATGGCTTCCGTGCGATGCTGCCGGGGGTCACGACCGCTGGCCGTCACGCCTACTCGTGGACCGCGATCGGCTACTGACACCCCACCTGATCTTTCACGCCCTCGGACAAGCCCGTCCGGGGGCTTTCCTACACCCAAGAGGAGAAACAAATGGAACCGACCATTGAGCAGCTCATGGCTTCGATGACGCCCGCGACGGATACGCCGCCCGACGTCGTTGCCCCGATCTACATCCCCTACGAGCAGACGGAGGCCGCGCGATGAGCATGACCGCACAGAACGTCCTCGCATGGGCAGCCGGCGAAATTGGTTACACGCGCTGGGATGACCCCGAAGAGGGGTCGAAGTACGGTCGCTGGTACGCAAAGCGCCACGGCGCATACTACGGCACGTCGGGCGTGCCGTTCTGCGCTATGGGCGCGTCATGGTGCGCGACCGACGATGAGGACAAGTCTGTCCTGCCCGGCGGGGACTTCGCCTATGTCCCCTACGGGATCAACGCAGCCGCGCGCGAAGGCCGACTCGTCTCCCCCATGACCCAGGCAGCGCCCGGAGACCTGGTTTGCTTCGACTGGGACGACGACGGCATCGCCGACCACGTCGGAATCGTTGAGGCCAATTACGGCGGATGGATACAGACGATTGAATTCAATACGTCGTCCGGCGCTGCGGGCTCGCAGTCGAACGGCGGCGGCGTGTGGCGTAGGACCAGAGACTGGTCCTCGGTGTGCGCGGTCATCCGACCGCACTACGGCGACGCGGCCACGGCATCGGGCTACACCGATGTCACGGCGCTGCAGGCTGCGGTCGGCGCGACCGCTGACAATGTCGTCGGTCCCGATACAACGAAGCGTATCTATGCCGTCGTAGCCGCCAGCTCCTGGGGCGGGCGGCAGTTCCCCTTCGGGATCGAGTACGTGCAGTCCGTGATCGGTACCGAGGCTGACGGGGTCTGGGGCGATGCCTCGGACGAGGCGCACGATCGAGTCGTCGGCGACCTCCAGCGCGCCGTCGGTGTCGATGACGACGAGATCTACGGCCCCGCCACCAACCAGGCGATTAACACCGCGCTCGCGGGCGCGGAGAAGGGGGAATGACGATGAATGACCTGCTTCTTGGGCTTCATACGGATCCTTTTCTGACGACGGTCGTCGTCGGCCTGATCTGGCCGATGGTACAGGCCGCGCTCGACCGTCCGTACTGGACACCGTCGCGTCGTAAGGTGCTGCTGGCCGTGGTCGCGGTCATCGTCTCTCTCGCCGTCTGGGTGTCTGGCACCTATCCGGCGACGTGGCGGCTGCTGATCGCACAGGCCGGCGTTTTCCTGGGCATCGCGTGGAGCGTGTTCCAGGTACTCTCCGCCGTCCGTATTCACGGCGTGAGCCTGATTGACTGGGTCGGTGCTGTGACGCCTGGCGGCGAGTCCGTCAAGGAAGTTCGCGCTGCCGCTGATTCTGTTCCTTCGACCCGGGTAGTTGACGGGGCCGCGCAGGCCAGCCGTGACTGAGCTGCTTGCGGACCCGAAAGTCACGGACGCTCTGGCGGCGCTCGTCGTCGCGGTCCTCGTCGCGATGACAGGTGTCGTCGCGCTGGTCGCGAGCCAGGTGCGCCGCTGGCTCGAAGCGAAGTTCGCGCACGTCCTCGAGGGGGTCGAGGAGGCCCGCGCTGCCGCCCTATCGGCGGACGCGCAGGTCTCGAACGACCACGACACCAACATCAGGGATGACCTTGATCGCGCGATCGCGACCGTCCACGCGGTCTCGGACCAGATCGGCGAGCTGACCGGCCACGTCGGCACGCTCGCTGATCAGCTTGGGCGCGTCGAGACGACGCTCAGCAATCACGGGAAGAGTCTCGAAGCCGTCGAAAGCCGCGTCGGTCGGATCGACGAGCGCGGAGGCCGCATGGCCGAAGAGATCCACGACGAGCGCGTCGCACGTGAGGCGGCTCAGCGGACCATCGACGAGCACTCGCACGACGCGCACGCGCGGCTACACGAGCGCCTCGACAAACTCGAAGAGAGGATGAACGAACAGTGACGACCACCATTACTGGTACTGTCGGGCGGCTTGACGGCGCTCCCGAGCCGCAGGCGTACATCGTCGCTACGCTCGCGGGGACAGGTGAGAACCTCGCTGTCCTCGCGGGCGGGCCGGTGGCCCGACAGGCCGATGTGCGAGGACAGATCGTCCTCCCCCTCGACATCCGCACGGAGACGCAGGTGCATCTGCGTCTCGCGATCCCGGGTCGCACGCTCCGCGAGGCGACTGTGTCCCTGCGCCCGTCGGTCGCCTACGACCTGGCGCAGATCTTCTCCGGCGCCGCGTCGCCGACCCCTGCGCCCGCGCCGGTCCCCGGTACGGGCGGCGTCGAGGTCTCCGGCGATGGGGACACCCTCACCCTGAACGGCACGGTCTCCGGCGACGGGGACACACTCGAGATCGGAGCCTGATAAATGGCAGCGAAACCGACCCTGTACACGAAGCAGGGCGCCGATAAAGCGATCGCCCGCGCGGTCGCACCTCTCGCCACCAAAGCTGAGCTGTCCGGCTACGCGACGAAGGGCGACGTCGCGACCGCCGCAGCCGGCGGCAGAGTCGACCTGACCGACTACGCGAAGAAGGCAGAGCTGCAGGGCCTCGCTACGCGCGAGGAACTGGGCAGCTACGCGACCACCCGGCAGGTGGCCGACCTCGCCTCTCGCGCTGACCTCACGGCCTACGCAACGAAGGATGAGGTTGCGGGCGTTGCTAAGCGCTCCGACCTGACGGGCCTCGCTACGAAGGCCGAGCTCGCCGGTTACGCGACGAAGGGCGACGTCGCGGGCGTCGCTCACGCCTCAGACCTAACGGGCCTCGCTACGAAGTCCGAGCTGCAGGCCGCGCTCACAGGCGTCGGCATCACTGTCGTCGCCACCGAGGCCGAAGCGCAGCGCCTGCCAGACGGCGTGCTGTACTTCCTCGCCGCCGCAGCGTCGCCCGCGCAGCCTCCGACCCCGACACCCGGACCCGCGCCAGCCGCCGGCCCCTCAGTCGTTGCTCACGCCTCGGGATCCGTCGTCGGACAGACAATCACCGTGAAGCTCGACGGCAAGGCCGGAGACAAGATCATCCTCGGCATCAACGAGAAGGCTCAAGGCGGTCGCGCGAACGCCAACCTCCCCCAGGGCTGGACGACCCTCGTCGACCCGTACTGGGTCGGCACCATGAGCGCGACCGTCGTCACCGGACCGTGGGCACCCACGATCACGATCAGCATGTCTCAGAACGCCGAGATCGGCTGGGCCGCAGCCACCGTACGCGGAGCGTCCTCCATCGAGGCCGGCACCGTCAAGAAACGCCAGGCCGAACCTGTCGAAACCAAGACCTGCACGGCGCCCGCGCTCGCGGGTGCTGGTCTCGCGCTCGGCTTTACTTTCGAGCGCACGAGTGCCGTCGAGTCATCTGAGCAGGTTACGGTCTCGGAGGGCTGGGAGAAGATCGAGTTCGCAGCGCAGGACGGCCTGAATTACCAGACTGTGACGCTCGCGAAGAGGGTCGCAGCCTCTCCCGCTGACCTGGTCGTGACCTACCCGAACGTCCAAGGGAGTAACGGAATCGGTGTCCAGGTGGTCGCCCGTGGCTGAGCTGACCATTTATCGCCGCCGACGCGACGGCGGTGACGGTCCCCCGCGGCGTGGGGCCGCGGGCGCGCGCGGGGG